AACCATCAAAATTAAAAAAAGGTTCTAAAGCAGCAAAAAGACGTAAATCATTTTGTGCAAGAATGGAAGGAATGAAGAAGAGAAGAACAAGTGCAAAGACAGCTAGAGATCCAAACTCTAGGATAAATAAATCTTTGCGTAAATGGAATTGTTAGTATATAGACTTTATTAATGAGAGATGAAAACGCGATTTATCTCGTCTTGAAAAAGATTAGATCGCGCAAAGAAGAACTAAAAGATGTAATAGCAACGGGTTTACCGAGCTTTGATGAGTATATGAAAGCTGTTGGTGAGCACAAAGCTTACACAATAATAGAACAGGAAGTACAAGACCTGCAGAAAGATGAGGACGAAGATGGCGACAATAATACCTAAACGCAAATTTGCGTTAGAAGAAAAAGACCTCGCAGTTGAGGCTGACGAAAATAATAAAAAAGCTGAAGATAAAGAGAATAGGTTTCTTAAAAAAATACAAGAAGAAGCCACTAAAGAAATACAGCATTTACCCACAGATAAAGTTTTAGAACGTTTACCAGACCCAACTGGGTGGAGAATATTAGTTCTTCCTTACAAAGGACAAGGTAAAACAAAAGGTGGTGTAATATTAGCTGATGAAACTATTGAAGAGAGAGGTTACACGACAGTAACGGGTTTGGTTTTAAAAGTTGGACCAGACGCTTACAAAGATGAAACGAGATATCCAAACGGACCTTGGTGTAAAAAAAATGACTGGATTATATTTGGTCGTTACGCTGGATCACGTTTTGGTATAGAGGGCGGTGAAGTTAGGATACTTAATGAGGACGAGATAATTGCTGTGGTAAAAGACCCAGAGGATATCTTGCAATATAAATAAACAGGAGAAAATATGCCTGCAGAAAATAAAGTGCAAACACAGAGTGAAGCAGATGAAAAGATGGTAGATTTACCTAATTCTGGATCACCTGTAGATGTAGAAATATCAGATACTGCAAAAACCATAAATCCAGACGAAGATACCCCTGCTGTAGAAACAGAAGTACAGACAGCATCTTCAGATGAAATGGATGACTATGGTAATAAAGTTCAATCAAGAATTGATAAGCTTACAAAAAGATTAAGAGAAGCTGAAAGACGTGAACAGGCTGCTGTGCAATATGCACAAGGTGTGCAGAAAGAAGCACAAACTCAAGCAATAAGATCAAATCAACTAGATACAGGTTACGTAACTGAGTTTGCAGATCGTGTGGAAGCACAGATGACACAAGCGAAGAACGAATTAAAACAAGCCATGGATCTTGGTGATGTAGACAAACAAGTGGAAGCGCAAGCTAAAATAAGTAGATTGTCTATAGAGGAAGAACGTGCAGCTTCACATAAAGCACAAAGAGAGAGACTACAACAGGAGATGCAAGCTCAAGGAATTGATCCAAATCAACCACAAATGCCTCAGCAACCCATGCCTAGGCAGCCTGCACTACCTCGTCAACCTGACCCAAAAGCTAAAGATTGGGCTGAAAAGAACGAATGGTTTGGTACAGATGAACCAATGACCTTGACTTCTTTCTCAATTCATCGTAAACTAATGGAAGAAGGATTTGACCCGCAGTCAGATTCATACTATAGTGAAGTAGACAAAAGAATGAGGGATACTTTTCCTCATAAATTTGAACAACAAGTTTCGCCTTCTCAAACAGTTGCTTCTGCTAACAGAGCAGCACCGGGAAAGGCGCGTAAAGGTTCTGTGAGACTCACACCGTCACAGGTAGCCATTGCAAAAAAATTAGGTGTGCCGCTAAGCGAATATGCGAAGTACGTGAAGGAGTAGGCATATGAATACAAATATAAAAAGTAAACTACCGTCACGCGAGTCAGAAACCCGAGCTAAAACCGAGCAAAGGAAACCATGGACTCCACCATCACAACTAGATGCACCACCTGCACCTAACGGATTTAAACACCGTTGGATTAGGGCCGAAACAGTCGGACAGATGGATTCAAAGAATGTATCTGCACGAATGAGAGAAGGATGGGAATTTGTGAGAGCAGATGAATATCCAGATTCTGAATGGCCACAAATGGACTCAGGTAGATATCAAGGTGTTATAGCTGTTGGAGGTTTGATGCTAGCAAGAATTCCTAATGAGATTGTTGAGCAGCGAAAACATTATTTTGCACAAGTTGCGCAAGATAAAGATGATGCTGTTGCAAACGATCCTTTAAAGGACCAACATCCTAGCATGCCTGTACATAATGAAAGCAGGCGAACTCGCGTAACATTTGGTGGCGGTAAAAAAGACAACTAGTTTTTTTCTCCATAAGTTACAAAACAATGACACACTCGTGGTGAGTGTGTTGTAACAAATTACTATGAGGATAAAATCATGGCTAATATTGACGCAGCATTTGGGTTAAGACCAATTGGCAAAGTCGGTAGTGGTGTTCAAAATATGGGTACAACTATGTACACTATTGAGGATAACTATGGCACAGCGATCTTTAAAGGAGATCACGTGTTACAGTCTGGCGGTTACGTTATTAAAGGAACTGCTTCAGGCGCAACTATTCTTGGTGTATTCAATGGTTGTTTCTACATTGACCCTACTAGCAAAAAGCCAACTTACTCAAATTATTATCCAGGGAGCATAAACGTAACCTCTGCAGGTTCGATCTCTGGTTCAACTAATATTGACGCGTATATCTATGATGATCCGTACATGCTTTTTGAAGCTCAATGTGATGGCACAATAGCTAAAACAGACATCGGTAAAAATACTGATACTGTTCTAACTGCAGGCAGCACTGTTAACGGCCTATCTAAAAACGAGATAGACGACTCAACAGAAGCTACTACAGCTGGCTTACAGGTCAAAATCATTGGGATTACGAAAGATCCAGAAAACGATGATGCTTCAAGTGCTAATGCTAACTGGTACGTTATGTTTAACGAACACGTTAAATTAGGCACAGGTATCACTGGAACATAATAGCTAGAGGAGAGATATAATGGCAATTTCAAGAATGCAATTGGTCAAAGAACTCGAACCTGGCTTGAATGCCTTGTTCGGATTAGAATATGACCGATACGAAAACCAGCACACAGAAATTTTCGATTTAGAAAATTCTGACCGTGCTTTTGAAGAAGAAGTGATGCTAGGTGGGTTTGGCAACGCAGAAGTAAAACCGGAAGGATCTGGTGTTGTATATGAATCAGCACAAGAAACTTTCACTGCACGCTATTCACACGAAACAATCGCTTTGGCTTTCTCATTAACTGAAGAAGCTGTAGAGGATAACCTCTACGACAAAATCAGCACAAGATACACAAAAGCTTTAGCAAGATCTATGGCTAACACTAAGCAAATTAAGGCTGCTAACGTTCTTAACAGAGCGTTTAACAGTTCTTTTCTTGGTGGTGATGATAAGGAGCTTTGCGCTACTGATCACCCAACACTTAGTGGAACGCAAAAGAACGAGCTATCGACTGCAGCTGACTTAAACGAAACTTCGCTTGAGCAGATGTTAATTGATATCGCTGACATGAAGGATGAAAGAGGAATGAAAATTGCTCTTAGAGGTATGAAAATGATCATACCTGTCAACCTTCAGTTTGTTGCTGAAAGGTTAATGAAATCTCCAGGTAGAGTAGGAACTGCTGATAATGATATCAACGCACACAGATCAATGGGAATGGTGCCACAAGGTTACGTGGTAAACAACTTCCTAACTGATACTGACGCGTTCTTCATTAAAACAGATGCTCCTAATGGACTGAAAATGTTCACTAGAGCTCCTATTAGAACTGCGATGGAAGGCGACTTCGATACTGGTAATGTTAGATACAAAGCTAGAGAGAGATACTCATTTGGGTTCTCTGACTGGAGAGGTATCTTCGGATCACCAGGAGCGTAAATTAACAAAGGAGGGGGGTAATCCCCCTCCTACCTAGTATTAATTAGTTATACAGACTTGCTAGGAAGACGATATAGAGACTGTATGATAAAAGGTCTATATGACCAAGGAGATTAAAAATGGCTAACACAACTTTTACAGGTCCTATTAGATCTGAAAGCACACTTAAAACTGTAAGCAAAAATACTTCTACTGGAGCAATCACTGAAATAACAACATTAGGTGATGGACCAGTAAGTCTTTCTGATGGAAACGTAACTCTTACAAACGCAACACACAGCGGAAGAATATTACTTGTTCCAGATGGAAGTCAAGACAATACATACACACTACCAGCACCAGTAGCTGGATCTGTGTTTAGATTTGTTTATGCAGGCGGAGCGGCTGATGCTACTGATGCAATCATCGTTACTCCGGGCAACTCAAACTTTTACATTGGTGGAGTTTCTTTTCATGATTCTGACAATGCAATCAGTTCAGTTTTCTCTGATGGTAACTCAAACAGTAGTATTCAAGTAAATGTACCACAAGCATTTGACATTACTATTGTTGGAAAAGACGCAACTAATTATCAAATTTTTGGTAGTGTAACATCAACAACTGCACCAGCGTTTGCTGATCAGTAAAACTAATAATGTGGGGCTACGGCCCCACAGTTCTTGATTAAGGAGGGAACATGGCAGACACAGTAACAGGACCAACAATACTACAACAAAACGACAAACAAGTTGTTATTAAAATTGTAGTTCAATCAGACGGAACAGGCAGCACAACAGTATTTGGCGATGTTTCAGCACTAGATGCTAGAAACGATGGCACAGCTGTGGCACATTTAGGATTACAAAGAATTTGGTATTCATGCCAAGGTGGTGATGGAGGCGACTCTTTTGCTCGTTTAGATGAAGAAGATTCTGATGGAGATATTCCTATATTGGCACTAACAGGTGCAGCGTATTGGGATTTTAGAGAGTTTGGTGGCATACCAGCAGATCAATCATCTAACAGTAACCAAAGCGATGTAAACTTTGTAGTTCCAGGAGCAGCTGACTCTGGTAACGTTTACACAGTCGTAGCACAATTTCAAAAAATATATTAGAGGTTTAGATGGCTTATTCAGGCACACAAACCTTTAATCTCTCAATAGAAGAGATAATAGAAGAAGCATTTGAAAGATGTCAATTAGAGACTCGTACTGGTTATGACTTAAAAACAGCTAGACGATCTATGAATCTGATGTTAGCAGAATGGGCAAACCGTGGTTTAAATTTGTGGAGCATAACTTATGCAACACAAACATTAACTGCAGGCACAAACTTCTATGCTATTGATCAAAACGTTATAGATATAGTAGACGCTGTTGTAACAACTACAGCGGGTGCAACTTCTAATTTAGAAGGTGATAGTAGCACAACTGATGTTGCTGTTAACAGAATATCTAGAACTGAATTTATAAATTTAAGTAAGAAAGAAAACTCATCATCAGGAGACGCAAGACCTACACAATTTGCTTTAGTTCCTGGCACAGTTACAACTGGGGGATCTAGTGCTAGTGGTAGACCAGCAAACGATATGACTTTGTTTTTATATCCTAGCCCTGATAAAGCATACATATTTAAATATTTTTATCTTGCAAGAATAGAAGATGCAGGAAGTTATACTAATGAAGCTGACGTACCTTTCTATTTTCTTCCTTGTTTGACTGCAGGTTTGGCATACTATATAAGTTTGAAAAGAGCACCAATGTTAAGTGCAAATTTAAAAGCGGTGTATGATGAAGAGTTTAAGCGTGCTAGCGAAAACGATAGAGAAAGAGTTTCTTTTAGAATTGAACCAGCACGGGCGTACACACCATAGGAGGAAATATGCCAACATGTAAACATTGTGATCATGAATGTCATTGTAGTAATGGCGGTTCATGTTGCGGAGGACAGTGCCAATGTGGTAACTGTGAATGTAAAAAGGAGGACGAATGAGTAACCCAAGATATAACACTCAAACAGCAAACACCAGAGAAGCATCTAATAAAAAGATAGGTTCTTATGGTAGAGGTCAAAACGATATACCTACTGCTGTAGAGGCTGCTGCTGTAACTACAAAAGGTATTGCACCAGCAAAAGGTAAAGCACAGGATATTACACCTGAAGGAGTAAAAGCCCAAGCCACTTCTGGCAAAGGTCAAACTCAAGATGGTAAAGTGTCTGGTACTAAACTAGGAATGGGCGCTGCTAAAAAGGGCGGCAAGTATACCTGGAGCTAATAGATGGCTTACGCATCAGGAAAATACGCAAAATTTATTTCTGACCGTAGTGGTATGGAATATCCATACAACGAAATGGTTGTAGAATGGAACGGCGCACGTGTACACAAAAGTGAGTTTGAACCTAAAACACCACAGGACAGACCTAACAAGCACATGCCTGACGCAATATCTTTACAGTATCCAAGACCAGCAAGAGAAGAACCAGCAACAGAAAGATTGTTACCTAGAAATGCTTTTACTCATCCAGCAGGAGAAAGTTTTATAAGAGTT